TCAGGTGGTATGAGTAAATCAGGTGGTATGAGTAAATCAGGTGGTATGAGTAAATCAGGTGGTATGAGTAAATCAGGTGGTATGAGTAAATCAGGCGGTATGAGTAAAGCAAAACAAAGAGGAGAACTAATACGAAAATTAATGAAAGAAAAAAGTATGACCTTACCACAAGCAAGTAGATACATTAAAGAAAATGCTTTAATGTAAATTATTTTCTATTATATTTATATAATGACTAAATATAATACAAAATTTATATTTGATGACGATGACGAAAATAAAGCAAAAAGAAAATTATTACCAAGTATGTTAGAACATTATAAAATAATTGGTGAATATATTAGTGATGATACTTCAAAATCAACTGACATATTTAAAACTATAAATGGACGATTAGAAAAGATTGATACTTTATTATCAAATATGAGTTCTTCATTTGGTGTAAGAGGAAATTTTAGCGTATTTATTGAAAGGTCGCAAGGATTACTATATTTACAAAATTCTATTGTTATTTTAAAAGAATTAAATTTATTAGAACCTGAATTAATAAAAGGAATACAACAATTAGAATATGTAAGTATGGAAGATTTTAATAAATTTCAATTGTTAGTTAAATCTATTGAAAAGTTAATAATTGATATAATAAGTAAAGCAATTACAAATTTTAATAGAAATAATATGACGATATTAGATTTTGATACAATTACAGATAATACAGAAAAAATACAAACTATATTTATTAATTTAAAAAAATATATTGATGAAATATTAAGCAATTATAATCAATTGGTTAATCGTAAAAAATTATTAATAAAAAAAGGTGGGTGTGTATGTGATGTAAATGATATGGTTTATAATGCTCGTGAGTGGAGGGAACCTAACCCATACATTTAATTTTTATTTATTATATATATTATATAATAAATGAACGGCGACGGATTAAGTAAAACTGACTTTATAGATTTATTAAATGATAGTTATAATGAAAGTGGTAATGATTTAAGAGAATGGTTAGTTGATAATGAATTAAGTAATAAAAAAGCAAAAGTATATCGTAATAGAGATACAGGAGAAATAGTTATTAGTAATCGTGGAACATATGATTTAGAAGATGTTAAGACAGATATGTTATATGCGGTTGGTGTTAAAGATAAAAGATTTGATGATTATAATAAATTGGTAGAACAAGTCAAAGACAAATATGACAATCCTTATATAATGAGTATAGGTCATTCATTAGGTGGATTAGTCGCAAATAGTAATCAAAATGTAGATGAAATTATAACATATAACAAACCTCAATTTATTCACGAATTATTAAAAGAACCTATCACAGACCAATTAGATATTAGGAGTGATAATGATATTATAAGTTTTTTAAATAAATATGATAGACAAAAGAACGATATTAACATACCAAGCGATAGTAATATATTAGACGCACACAAAATAGATGAATTAAATAATTTAGAATTAGATTATATAGGTAAAGGAATAGAAACCAGTAATATAGATAAAGTAAGGGATAATCTAGAAACATATTATCCTGAATTGAATGATATATATATTAGTGATAAAAAAGATAAAAAATTTTATATATTACACCCATATACTAATAGAAGAATATATTTTGGTTCAAGTGAGTATCAAGATTACACCGCACATCAAGACGAAGAAAGGAGACAAAATTATTTAAAAAGAGCGACAAAAATTAAAGGTAATTGGAAAAGTAATCGTTATAGTCCTAACTGGTTAAGTATCAACCTACTTTGGAGTTGAATTAATAATATTTGTATATAATATTATTAATTAATTAAATAAAATAATCTTCAAAATCTTCGTGTAATTTATTTTCAATGTATTCTTCTTGTTCTTCTAATTCATTATCAAACCGAGCAATATGATTTCTTTTAACGAGAAATGTATGAATATCTTTTAATTTAAAAATGTATATAAATCCTCTATAATCCTTTATAGTTTCAAATGGTATATCAATATCTTTAAAGTTTAATATAATTTTATCAGCATTAGTAAATTTAAATTCGTATCCGTATTCTTCACAAAATTTTTTGTAATCATCAAATAGTTCTTTTTTAGATTTTTCAAATGGAGCATTAGATTTAAGATATAAAGAATTTTCAATTATATAATTTTCTAAAAATAAACTTTCAATTGGGACATATTGTCTTACTAAATCGTAATATGCTTTTGTAATTGGTCTATTTTTGAAATTAAATTTATCAATATTTAGTGTGTTAAGGTCATCATATAAAGCACTAATAAATTCAGGTTTTTTAAGATGTGTCGCTAATTTATCCCAAAATATATTATTATATTTTGTATTATCTAAATATTTTTCGGTTGATTGATATACAATCCATCGTCTATCAATTGACCTAAAATCAACATTCATAGGATTAGGTTTATTTGTAAAGATAAATAGACGAGCAAAATTAGAAATATCAGTTGCTCTAATAAATTTAGGATTTAATGTAATTCTATCTTCTGTAATAAATGATTTTATTTTACCTTGAAAATCAAAATTATTTTTAACTTCACATTCATTTAATACTACTAATAACTTACGAAAGAAACCTTCGGCGTATTCTCCAAAAAAATCATTAGGATTAGACGAACATTTATAATGATGAGAACCTAACATATTACCAATTGTATCAAAAGATAAATTTTTACCTACTCCTTGCTTTGATTTGAATATAAAAGCATATGGTAGTTTTTCATTTGGTTTTTGAACTATATGACCTAAATAATGATAAAGATAATTAAAACAATTATCATCAGCACCTACTAACTCATATAATAAATCTTTAAATGGTTTTAAAATTTTATCTTTCATTTCAACTGGATATAATGTTTTTATTAATGGATTATATCCATTAAATAAATTATATATCTCACCGCTCTTAACATTTTCAATCGTTCTTGTATTGTTATATGGTTTAAAATCCATATTGTTATATGTTAATATATTACTATCACACACCCATTTTTTAATAAATGATTGGTTGATAATTTCACCATCATTCGTTAGTTTGGTTTCACCTGTATTTAAATGTTTAAATGTTAGTTCTATATCTCTTGTAATAACACAATTAAAATTACCCATATCTATTTCAGTATAAATATAATTTGTATCAGGTCGTAATACTTTACATACGAATATTTCAAAATATTTCTTTCTTAATTCGTATCCTTGTAATGTATGGAAATAATCAGTATTAAATTTAGATAAATATTTACTATCAAAAATATAATCTTGAATTGATACAATTTTATTTTTCATTTCTTCTTCTTTTAACATTTTAAATTGTATTTTAGATTTATTTTTTACTTCAACTTTTATTTTATCAAAAATAAATTTATCAGTATCTTTATATAATTTTATTAACGATTTAATTGTTAATTGGTCTTTATCAGGATTGAATGAATTTTTAATATCTTTAAAATATTTATTCTTTACTTCTTCTTGGTTATATGGTGTAGATGATGGAAATTGTTTGCTTATCATATCAAAATAATAAAATCCGTCATCATATAAACTTGAATAAATAATAAATCCAATATTTAACCAATTAGTATAACCACTCATTAATTTAAATATTTCATATTTATAACCTAATTCAATATAATCTATCAATTCATTATTTAATGAAATTGGTTTTATTTCTTTGACTACTTCTATTGATACTAATTCTACTGGTTTAATTGGTTTTAGGTCGTTGTATGGTGTCTCTGTTTTATTAATTTTTGAGTTAAATAAAGATTTTATTTGTTCGTATTCAAATTCAGGTATAATATGATTATTATATATTTCTTTATCAACATACTCCCACATATTATTTTTCTTTATACAATCACCTTTAAAAAAATTATATACTTCTTGTTGGTCTGTATAGTTAGGCATATTCTTTATACTAATATATATATGAATTCCTTTTGTATTTCCAAAAGTATAAGGACATTTTGACAATACATTTTTTATATGTTCGTCGGTAATCATATTAAGGAATGTATCAAAATTATTAATGGTTGCGTCATCAATATCAATACAATAAATATTTTCAGTATGTTTTAAATATAATGATAAGGTATGGGTAATTTTATCACCTTTCTTTATTTTATATTTTGGTTCAGTTGGAGATACATATACATATTCAGGATTATTTAAAATAATTTTGGTATGTCGTCCATTCTTATTTTTAATAAGTCCTGTAATATTTCTTTCTTCTATCTCTTCAATTGTTAAATTGTTGCGTTCGTAAATTGGATACTTTTTATTTTCACCTTCTTTTACTAATACTAAAATATTAGTGTATGGAACTTTGTTAATCTCAACGAATTTTTTAATTGAAGTCATTTTATTTTTTGTATATAATATTATAAATATTTTTTTTTAAATTAATATTTTTTTATAAAATTATTAATAAATATGTAAAATCATTTTCTATTAAAATGTTTATAATATCCAAAAATTTTTGGATTAATATTTATTTTCTTTAAATTTTTTGGATTATCCTAAAATTATTCAATTCGCACTGAAAAATATAAATTCGCACTGAAACCAAAAAATATATATAAAAAATACACTGAAATAGTATAAAAAATGTTTATAATATCCAAAAATTTTTGGATTAATAGAAAATGATTTTACATATTTTATTAATTTTTATTTTCTTTTTATAATCCTAAAATTTTTAGGATTTTGGAAATCCTAAAAATTTTTGGATTATCCAAGGAATTTTTGGATAATCCAAAAATTCTCGTCTTAAATTTTTTTGAAAATTTTTGGATTTCAGTATGAAAAAAAATAATCCTATGGATTATTTTTGGATTTTGTTTATAATATATCAAACAAATATATATTTTAGATTTTTAAAAAATCACTTTTTCAGGCAATTATCATTTATATTGTTGTAATTCTTTGCTTGGGTTCAGTGCGAATTGTTTTTTACCACGTGCGAATTGGTTTGTAATTTTAACATATAATATCCTTAATGTGTATTTTCAGTCATATATTATATATATGATAAAATATTTTCAGTGCGAATTAATATTTTCAGTGCGAATTGAATATTTTTTAGAATTTCCAAAAAAAAAAAAATTTTTTTTTTAAAAAAATTTTTTATTTAATCCTATCGGTTTTAAAATTCAATTCGCACTGAAACACCCAATTCGCACTGAACCAAAAAAATAATAAAAAAAAATACACTGAAACCAGTAATAAAAATAAAATGTTAAAAAAATGAAAATAAAAAATTTCCAGTGCGAATTTATATCCCAAAAATTCGCACTGAACTAGTCATTAAAAAAAAAATATTTTGTTAAAAATGAGTAAAAAATATATTTTAATATTATATATAATATATACAATATGAATAAACCAAAAGACCCAATATTATATAAACAAGTGAAAGATTATATATATTCAAATTATCCTAAACATTCGGCATATAGGTCAGGAATGATAGTTAAAATGTATAAAGAATTAGGAGGTCAATATATAGGTGATAAACTAGTTGATACAGGATTAACAAGATGGTTTAAAGAAGAGTGGGTGGATATAAACCCATACAAAACTGATAGTACATATCCAGTATATAGACCAACTAAACGAATTACAAAAGATACACCATTAACAATAGACGAAATACCATTTGAAAATATAAAAAAACAATCTAAATTAAAGCAAAAAATTAAAGATACTCAAAATTTACCAAAATTTAAAAAAAAGTAAAGGGAATACCCTTTACAATATCTCAAAAATCGTATTTTTTACAATTTTCAGTCTCATTTTTAAAAAATATTTTTTAAATCATTACTGGAATTCAGTAAGGACTTTTTTTAACAATTTTTTTGGAATTTAATTAGAAAATGATTTTACATTTATTTAATAATTTTATTAAATAAATATTAATTTAAAAAAATAATATATATAATATTATATACTAAAATGAATTCAATAATAAAGTTGATAGATGAATTAAAAAACGAAACACCACAAGATTTACACCATCATTTAGAATTTGTAAAATTAAAAATAATTGAAAGACAAAAAAAGAATACTGATTATAAACGAGAATATTATAATAAAAATATAGAAAAACAACGAGAATATATGAAAAAATACCAGAAAAAAAAAAGAAGTAAAGATATAGATATAATGGAAATAAATGAATAAAATTAATAATCTATTCATATATATATGAATAAACTATTTGATTTATTAACCATTTGTGAAAATGAATTTATAGGCACTTATACTGACCCTAATATTAAATATTCATTAGATATTGATATTCAAGAATATATTAAAAATCCATTATATTTGAATAAACAAAAAATTAATGATATATTAAATTATATATATCTTTATTTTAAAAATATATTTAACATATCTCATCAATCAAAATCTTTTTATATTACAGATTTTAAGTGTGGTGTTTATAATGGAAAAAAATTAAGATGGAGTTATACTGAAATAATGAAAGGATATAAAACATTTGAAAATATAAAACCTGTTATTATTACATTTCAACAGGCATTACAATCAAAATCTATTATCAAAATTGACATACTATATATTGATAATAATAATATTATAAAAGAAATAACAAAAAATTATTACTTTGTTTTTAATAATTTAGATACGAGAACACAAATAGAAGATATTGAAAGAACACTTTTATATGATATACAAAAATATAAAAAAATTGACTATATAAAGATGGTGAAAAGAGTATATAGATATAATAAACTAAAAGGTAAAGCAACCGATTATTTATTAAAAATAATTAACTCAAAAGCAGGTAAAATAGATTATTACCTTAACCAGTTAGAATTAATTGAAAAATTCAAATCTATTAAACCATTACCAAAAAATTATTCTAAAATAATTCAAGATAATTTAGATTGGATAAACAGAGGAATTGGATTTATAAATTTTAAATCATATAAACAATTGACCGAATTCAAACAGAATTTTAAAAAAAATTTATTAAGTAATATATAGAATGAGTGAATTAAACGCCATTATTTCAAAAAATTTAATAAATCACAAAATAAAATTGTTTATAGAGAATGATATAGTAGTTAAAACTATTTGGTTTAGAATGAAAATATTTGAAAGGATACGGCATATTAATAATGATTTTTAATAAATTTTCTACAATAATATATAATATGAATTTTGACGAAATAGGTGATAGTTATTTTCAAATAGATAATAAGGATAATCTAAAAAAAACAAAAAAAGTATATGTTAGTGATAAAACAAATTTGAATTTATTAAAAGAAATTAAATTAGATAAAGAAGACGAAGAGATACAACAAATACCAAATAAAAATTCTTCTCGTAATATATTATACATTACAGGAGCAAGTGGAAGCGGTAAATCATACTATACGGCACAATATGTAAAACAATATAAAAAGATGTATCCAAAAAATCCAATATATTTGTTTAGTTCTATTAATGAAGATGGTGTATTAGATAAAATTAATGGATTAAAACGAATAAAATTAGGTGATGATTTTTATCAAACTACTTTTAGTGTTGAAGATTTCAAAAATTCTTTATCTATCTTTGATGATTGCGATTGTATCACAAATAAAAATATGAAATTAAAATTACAAGGTATATTGAATATGTTATTAGAAACTGGACGACATACTAATTCCAGTGTAATATATACATCTCATCTACCAACAAGTGGAAACGATACACGAAGAATTCTTAACGAAACAAACACAATCACATTCTTTCCTAAAAGTTTAGGTGGTAGAGGTTTAAAGTATCTATTAGAAAACTATATGGGACTGGATAAAGAACAAATTAAGAAAATAAAAAAATTACCGAGCAGATGGATTACATATATTAAATCATATCCTAACCTTATTTTATATCAAAAAGGAGCATATGTTTTGGATACAGAATAAATATTAATAATATTATATATAATATTATTAATATTAAATTTATTTATAATTGGAATATATACCAAGACGGAGTTGCTCCACCTTTAAAAGTATATACCGCTTTATACATATGTCTTAATAAATTTCCAGTTAAATTAGAAGTAAAACCATTACCAAGATTGCTATACCCTGCTTTAAATAATATTCTAATATTTGTTCCAGTATTATTAACAATATTTATTTGAGAAGATGGTGTTGCACCATCATCATCTCCCCAAAAGAAAAATTCATATCCAACACTTTCTGCATTCCAAGAAGAATTAGAACCAAAAGTAATAGTAGCAGTTTTACCTACATTATCGATTACATTTTGATAATCAATATTTCCGGGCGTAACGCTAATTGTTTGGTCTAAAATATTAGTTGATAATACAGGATTACTTTGACAAGTAATAGTCCAATCATTTATTCCACCAGTATTACTTGTAAATGTAAATATTCCTGTTGATGTAATTTTGAAACTTTTTGATACACTATTATATTGAATACCTCCACCAAGAATTTTTGGAGTTTCACTACCAGTATAATTACTTGTAAATAGTATATCTCTTTGATTTATATCTGCGGTCGCACTATTTATTGCGACAATTGTAAAAGATTTACCAAACATAGCAGGTGTTATATTTAAAGTATGTGTTGCGTTGCTTGTTGCTAAATCAATTGTAATTTCTTCGTATAAAGGGTCAATAAGATATGTTCCATTTGGTAATGAACTATTAAAATATAAAGAATTTAGTCCAGTTGTAGTTGAATTATTTTTAGTTTTAATATTATATGTATAATCACCTGATACACTTGTATTGAATGTAATTGGTCTTGACCCAGCAGTAGAAGTTCCTAAACCAGCAAACGAATTATTATCAATAATAATTTGATTAGAACTATAATTATTAGGAGCAGTTCCAGTTTTCGTTCTATTTTCAAAAATGTGCTGTGTAATATTATTTACAAATATATTACTTGATATATTAGAATTTTCTAAACCATTCCAACCAATACCATATTGACAACCTTGGAATGTATTTGAAGACATACACATATTTACTCCTCCTTGTATAAAAATACCCCATTTAGAATTAGCAGGTAAATTAGAAGGTGCAGTATTATTTGCCCCCCAAGTCCAACCAAAACCTAAATTATCACCATTTACACTAAAATCACACCCAATAATACTAACACCATATTTAATATTATTAGCGTATATTCCACAAGTAGAAATATTATTAAAACTTGAATTTTTAATTGTAATTCTATCACCTTCGGTAATAGCACCTTTTCCTATTCCATCAATTCTAATAGCGACATTTGAAGCACTAAATTTACAACCATCAATATCTACTCTTGATGAATTATTTTGAAATAAAATAGAATTAAGACTATTATAAGAAAAAACACAATTTTTTATTACCTGATTTACACTAAAACTTCTAATACGCATTGCCCATTGACATCTTACCAAATAATTATTTTCAAATAAATTAGGAAATGTTAAATAATCATTACCAGTGTCAGTGATTATATTTATACCAACAACATTACCCAATGCAGATGATGATGTTCCACCAAAATAACAATCTCTTACAATACACCCAAAAGAATTATTTAATTCTAAACAACTATTATTCCCCCCTAAACCTTGATTTGTTTGTAAAATATATAAATTAGATATTGTGGTAAAACTACAAGCATTTAATCGTAAAGTTATATTATTTGGAGTTCCAGTTTGTTCTCTTAAAATTGTCGCACCATCACCAGTAATAGTAAAATTTGTTTTATTTGCTACTTGTAAATTGGCACCTATTATACTATATACACCAGCAGGAAAATATACACAAGAAGTATTATTATTAATTGCGGTCTGTATCGCAAAAGTATCATCTGCTATACCATCACCAACAGCACCCCAATATTTAACATTAGTAGGTTCATATACAGGTGGGTCTTTTAATACACTATTAACATCTCTTAAAGAAAGTGTATTAAGTTTATTAACAATAGACGCTACTTGTTTTCCACTTTCACTACCTGCCATACTATAACCAGCAACTCTATAATGTGATGCGTCAAACATTAGACCTAAATTATTAAATATATTACAATTAAACGCTTGGTGAAAATTAGCGTCCTCAGGTTGTGTAAAAGTATAACTTAATTGGACTTGTTGTGTATAATTAAAACCCTCTGCTGTTAAATCATCATTAGCAATTACATAGTAAAAAAATTTATCATATCCAAAATCATTCAATACTATATCTCTTGCTGTCCTTAAATAATCAATATAATTAGGATTATTTTTATCACCAGTATTTTCTCCTTGGTTCCACAATAAATATTTACCTAATACTTTCCACCCATTAGTCGTTAATTTATTTATAGCAATAGGTAAAGAATTTTTAACATCATTCCAATAATTAACAGGTGTAGTAGAATATGTATATGGGTTCCATTGTGCACCTGAAATCATACCGGATCCTGGTCTTCCAGTATATATAAATACAGCAATTCTTCCAGTATTTTTATAATACTCATCACCAAAATTAGCATACATACTACAAGAAGAAGTAGCAGGTGCTATATTTACATTAGTAGTTCCTGTTAATTGACTTGGAATAGTAAAATTTGAAATACCTGATGATGTAGGTTTAAAACAGGTAATAGGTGTTTCGTATGCTGTATCATTTTGATAATTAACTATATATCCTCCATTAGTTCCATTTGATTTATAAGATACTGGAACTACTCCTTGGGGACCAAATCCAACAGCGTTGCTTTGACCTGCTACACAAAAAATATCACATTCACGAGGTGGGTAGCAATCCCATTTAGAATTTAAATATTCGCAGGTTTGTATTACTTGTTGTCTTGTTAATTCAACTTTATAACAAACTTGTTCTCCAATATATCCTGAAAAATTAGTAATATTAGCACCGGTAGAATGAGAACCCAATACAAAAGTTCTATTTCTTATATCTAATCCAGTAAAATTTTGTTGTCTTCCACAAAAAATACCATTCCAATATAAATCTCTATATGGTGTATTAAAATCAGGTGTAAATCCATATACAAAACCTAATATAACTTTTCCTTGTATATTATTAAAATTGTCTATATTTGGGTGTGCGACTTGTGTTGATAAATTTATATTTACACCATTATTAAAATAGTATTCTCGTTCATTAGCACCTGACGATAAATCACATCGTGTTTCATTACCAGCAGGAGTAGTATAAAAAAATGATAATAATTGTCTAATATCGGCATTCGCTCTATCTTCTTCTTCAACTACAATAAAATATGAAAATCCTTTGGTTGCTTCTAATCCATTCCAAAAAGAAGCAGGACTTAAAGTTGTAGTATTTAAAACAGATAAAATATTTTCACCTAAAAAACCAATCATATTTTTATATGGATTATAAATAACACCACTTCCAGTAGCAACAAGAGAAAGATGATTTGAATAATTACTTTTATCAAAAAGACATACACCATTAGCATTATTAGTTAATTGATTATTAGCACCTAAATTCATTAAATCAATATTAGAAGGGTCATACCACATCACAACATTATCATTACCTACAATTTGAGGAGGATTAAGAACTATTTTTTTTGTAAAGTATTCATTTACGCCTTGCGTAATACTTGAATATAAATCGTCTATTTTTTTATATTTTGGGTCTGTGTTAATTTGATTAGTATTTACTAAACCAATATTTCTAAAAAAATCAAGATTACTCATTATTATATAATATATAATATATTTTTTTTTTAAAAAAAATATATTGTTATTTCTTAATGTAATTATTCATTATTACATCTTTACTATGACCCATATTAACGGCATCTTTTTCTAATTCATCAATAACTTTTGAATATTTATTAGTATGATACATTTTACGCAACATACTTGAACCAATTTTTTTACCAAATATTTTATTTAATATTCTTGTAATACTATTACTTTTACTTAATGGATTTCCTTTAAAATCTATTAATAAATATTCACTTTCATTTATATCACTATTCTCACGCATTCCAATATAATTTACTAAAATTTTAAATAAATTATCAGGTATATCTATAATTTGTTGTTGATATGATTTTTTGGTTTTATAATTATTAAATACAAATTGTTTATTTTCTATATCAAAATAATTTAAATCACTTGTTTTCATTTTTGGATTATCCACAACCATATCTATATAATCTTTATTTCTTCTTGGAGCAGTCAAAGTATATAGTGATAAAATAACATATTCTAAATACTTATCATATTCTTTTTTAGTATCAAATGACTTAACTTTTAATGCGTCATCTTCTACTTTCTTATATATAGTATTTAAATTATCTTTTGTAATCCAATTTTCTTTTTCAGTTTCAGTTTTAGTAGTTTGATTTTTAAGAGTAGTGTTATAATGGTCTAATATCTTAAAATATGTATCGTATAATTCTTTTACTTTTTTTGTTGCCTTTGAATTTTGTTTTAAACAAGATAATATACTAACAATTGATATAATATAGTTTCTTTTAGTATTTGGTTTATATTTCTCTAATTTACTTTGTATTTTTTCAACATTATATAAAAAGTTTATATTCTTTGGAACTTTATTATCATTCAATCTTATTAAATTGTTTTTGTATAATTCTAATGAACTTTTAGAAATTGTTTTACATTCAAAAATATTTTCAATATCCATTTATATTTTTAATATTTATTCTATATTATTACAAAAGAAAATAATTTTTTAAAAATAAAATTAATTATCTAATATATAAATATATATAAATAATAATGCCTCGTGAAAAAGTAGTAAAAGTAAAATGTAAAGCAATTACAAAAGCAGGGTCTCAATGTAGAAAAAACGCATTATCTAATAGCGACTATTGTTCGGTTCATCAAATAATAGAATGTAATGAAAATTTAGAAGATTGTAATAAAACTAAAATAATTGTTTAAGAAGAGAAACAGATTTTTATAGAACTAAAATAACAGATTTAGAAGACCAATTGAAAAAATGTAATGTAAGAAAAAAACTACCTCTTTTAAAAAAGAAAGAAGAAATAAAACCACCAATTACAGAATTTTTAATACCATCTCCACCACCATTACCACAATCAATAAAAAAAGATTTAAAAACAAAACAAAGCGAAAAGAAATTAAATGAACTAATAGAAGAAGAAGTTGATAAAAGAAGTAAATTAAGACAACAACAAGAAAAAGAAAGATTACAAATGGAGAGAGCGGAACAAGAAACAAGAAGATTAGAACCACCAAGACCACCACCATTACCTAAATCAATTAAAAATGAAGTAAAAACAAAAGAAAGCGAAAAGAAATTACAAGAACTAATAGAAGAAGAAGTTGATAAAAGAAGTAGATTAAGACAACAACAAGAAGAAAAAGAAAGATTACAAATGGAGAAAGCAGAACAAGAAACAAGAAGACAACCAAAGAAAGGAAAAGATATTGTATATGAAGAACCTAAAAAAGATAAATTAAAAGAATATTTAGAAAATTTTTTTAAAGATACATCAACAATTAAATTAAAATTAGAAGTAAATAAAAAACCATTAATAGAAAGTGTAAAAAAATATAATAAAATATTTGAAGATATTTTAGCGATGAATGATAATAGGTTAAGCGGTGAAAATCCATTTAAAAATTTTAGAGAAAACGATACAAGAGAGGAATATATAAAATTTATTAAAGAAAAGGTTATTAAAAAAAATATTACACTTTTAGATGATGTATTAAAACAAATTTTATCAAGAGAAAGAGACCAAAAAAGAAAAAAAGAAAAGGAAGAGATAGAGGCGAAAAAATCAACAGAACAGAAAGAAAAAGAAAGAATAGAGAGAGAAGAAAAAAAGAAAAGAGATAATGAGGAAAGATTAATACGAGCAAAACAAATGAGAGAACAAGAAGAGAGAGCAAGAAAGATTGAATATGATGTTTTAAAATCATTACGACAAGCGAGAAGCGGAGAAACAATTGTTTTAAATAGATTTGGAGAAGTAGTTAAAAAAATGATGATGATGATAGTTTTAATAGAACCAGTGATGATATACAAAGAGATTTGAGAGGTCGTGGTTATTCAATATCTTATACAGGTAGAAGTATAAGATAAAAAAAATAAATTATTTTTTTATTAATCCTGTTAAATCAGGAACAGACGCATCATTATTAAATTCCATTTCATTACCTAAACACTTTGATTTTTTAATATGTTTCATTAGTCGCTCTAAAACCAATCCACAAATTAATATTACTCCAATAATACTTGAAACTTCCATTATATAATATAGATTATAAAAAAATAATCTAAATTATTATATTATATAATATATATAAAATGAATATTGAAAAAATAAAAGAAATAATATGTCCTAAATTAAAAGGTTCAGGTAAAAATGAAACAATATATCATTCAAAATTACAAGATGAATTATTTAATACATTAAGCGGTGGAAATACAGCGTCCCAAGATGAAATAATAAAAAATTTACAAGAACTATTGAAACAAAAAGACCAAGAAATAGAAAGATTTAAAAAAGATAATCAACGATTAGAAAATTTAGTTGATGCCGTAAAAGAAGAAAAAACAAAAGTAAGTAGAAGAAAAAAAGATATTGAAACATATACAGATTTGAATATATTTAGATTTTTTAAAACGGAAGATGGTAAAGTATTCAATCCTGACCCAAAGAAAAGAAAAGAAAGCGAAACAGAATTATTACCATATGAATATGATGAAAACGAGACCGCATTTGAAAGAAATTTAAGAACAAAAAAAATTAATTATAGAGATTATCAAAAAGATTTTATACAAAATTGGAGCGTAAGCGAACAAAAATTAGTAATATTATATTACGGAGTAGGTAGTGGAAAGACCTTAATTGCTTTGAATTGTGCGGAACAATTTACAGAATTAAATGACTTATCAAGAGTATATTTATTACTTCCAGCATCATTAGTATTAGGTACTATACAATCATTTTTTAGATTTGGTATAGACCCAACAAGAAAAAATAAAGACGGACAATATATTTATAATTTCATATCATATCAACAATTATTAATATCACAAGTAGATTTTGGTTATAAATCATTATTAATAATAGATGAGGCACACAATTTAAGAAATATTAAATATCAAGAAATAAAAGAAAAAGAAAGTGCGAGAAAATGGGTTTCAACAGGTAATTTTACATTATTAGGTAATAAAGTATCACAAATTTTAATGGAACAATCAAGCAATTTTTTAAGAACTATAATGATGACTGGAACATTATTAGTAAATAGTCCTGATGATTTAGAAGCGTTAATTAGTATAGGAAATAATAAACCACCATTATTAGAAAAAAATAGAAAAGAATATGATTTAATGTTAGATGATGAAAAATTATTTAAAAATTATTATCAGGGTCTTATATCATATTATAAAATACCATTTAATAAAGAACCGAAGATGCCTAAAACTAATTTTCAATTAATACCAATAATTAGTCAATCAGCAATGGAAAAATTATCAATACCATACGGACCACAAGCGGATATGTTTTTTTTAAGAAATAGAAACGAAGGGATGGGTGAAAAAATAAAATATACTATTGACTATATAAAAAAAAATCCAAATAAAAAAATTTTAATATACGCTCAATATGTAGATTTAGCAGTGAAACATTTAAAAGAAGCATTAGAAAAAGAAAATATTAAATTTGGTTATATAACTGGCGAACTATCACAAATAGAAAAATTAAACCAAGTAAGAGATTATAATACAGATAAAGTAAAAGTATTAGTATTTACATTATCAATTAAGGAAGGTATATCATTCAAAGAAACAGATGATATAATAATTTTACAATCATATTGGAATTGGGCGATAATGGAACAAGTAATAGCGAGAGGTATAAGGTTGGATAGTCATTCAAAAGGAATTAAAAGCACTATAAATGTAAAATATTTTGTAGTAATAAATCAAAGTAAGGTTGAAAAACCACATCAATTAAAAAATGTATTAGAGGTATTAAAAAATTTTGAGAATGTATTTAATAAAGATATTAAAACATTACAGGGTATAAAATCAGGTAATAGTGTAAAACAATTAGAACTTCCAAAATTCCAATTTGGAGTTTTTGAAAGTAGAGATTTAGATATGTTAATAAGAAATTTAACAAAGCAAATGTATATAAATAATTTTGAAAAAAGATTATTAGCAGATGATATGAAATTTGAAAATGTAAATAATTTACTTAATAATGAATTTATAAAAATATATAATGACGCAATATTAGAAGAAGAGAATAGAACAGGTAAGGAATTAAGAACAAAAGAAAAGATAAAAATTAAAAAAAATCTATATCAAGAATTTTATAAAGAACAAATAAACAAAATAAATAAATCATTTGAAGTATTTGATAAATCAACCTATTCAACTAATCGTAATCCTGATATAGAAGAAAAATTAGAAGATATAGCAGGTGTAGATAAATCAAACGAATTAAGAGCAATATGGAAAGGAAAAACTCCAACATTAGATAAAATGTTTAGTGTATTTGGATTTGATAGAAAACAAACAATACAGGACTTTCAAGCATTTTTTACACCAAAAAAAGAAGTTCAACGAGTAATTGATTTTTCAGGTATATTAAATGATAATAGAGAGAAAATATTAGTGTTAGAACCAACAGCAGGGGTAGGTAATATGATTAGACCATTAGTATTAGGTGGGAATAAACAAAATTATATGATAGATTGTAATGAATTTAATAAAATATTTTATCAAATAGGTAATGTAATGTTTGAAAATGTAGATAATGTAAAATGGATTAATTGCGACTTTTATTTATTTCAATCACAATATTTATATGACTATATATTAGGAAATCCTCCATTTAATTTATCATATAAATTAAAAAAATTAGAAACTCAATTTGGAGTAGATGAAACAACAGGGAAAAAAATAACTTTTGATAAATGGGTATATGAGGATATAAAATTATATGATATTGATTTTGTAGCAAAATCATATAACTTATTAAAAGAAAATGGTATTCTTTGTATAATTATAAGCGATACATTTACACGACGAGATAAAGGACGACACGCAATATTTAATGAATATTTAAAATATTTTAAAAAATTACAAGAAAATTCAGTTGAAATAATAGACGGAGGCGAATTTAAAGAAGATGAAACAATAGTTAAAGAACAAACAACGAGATTTGGTATGAAAATTATTAAAATAAAAAAAATACCAAAAACTAATATGATACTTGATAAAGATGAATTACAAAAATTATTATCTATAAATAATAACGAAGAAGTATCAAAGAGAGATGTTAAAAAATTAATTGGTGATGATAATATAGAATTAGTAAATGTTGTCAAACCAAAAAAACCAAGTAAAAAAAAAGTTAAAGAAGTTAAGGAATAAATATTGCTACTAATTCGTCATATGATTTATCATATTTATTACTTAAATATTTCATTAATGATTGATATTGTTTTAAATCAAATCCATATTTTTTAAAACAAATAATTCTAAATATAATATGCTTACCACAAGTATTCACACCATTTACTTTTTCTTGAAATTTTAATTTATTATAAATAATATTAAAATTTGGCGAATTATCAAATATATTATTTAACCACTTTTGACTTTGACCTAACATATTATTAGTATCTTGATTTATAATATCTAAATCGTATGAAGGACTATACCCATACGAATTAAAAAATTCAATTGTATTACCATATCTTAATACACATACCCAGTGTCCGTAATTATATTTAGTTTCAATTAATAAAATTCTATAATCATTATTAGATGGGATTAGTTGCTTTATATCACAATAATTAACTAACTGACTATATTTTAAAATTTTATTTTTTACATTCTTTCCTAAATATAATTCAAAGTCCTTATCACTAATACTATATTCTATTTCTTCTTGGTCTATATTATCTTGGTGTAATTCTTGTAAATATTTTTCTTTTGATATATCACTATCAATTACTCTATCCATTATATAATAGATTATAAATTATTAATGAATTAATAGAAAATAATTTTGTTAATAATATTTTTATTCGTTTTCTATAAAAAATATTTTCTTGATTATTATATATTATAATTTTATAAATGGTTAATTACGAAAATGATTATCAATACGGAGAACAACAACAAAAACATATTAAACCTTTACTTGAAAAACATTTTGGATTTTTAAATGAAAAAGAGAGATATAGCAAATATGATTTTGAAAATGATGAAATATGTATTGAAGTTAAGAGTAGAAAAAATAAACACAATGCGTATTCAACAACATTATTAACCGCTAATAAAATTACTGATACTAATAAGAAGATAATATTTATATTTAATTTTACAGATAAATTAATGTATATAAAATATGATAAAGAGAAATTTAATACATATACTAAAAAAATGTTTAGTAGAGCAAATCAAAGATGGGACGAAAAAGAATATTTATATATTCCTATTACTGACCTAATTGAAATGTTTTAATAATATTATATTATATTATATAATATTATTAATATTAGTATAATAGATTTTTACAGCGAGATTTAGATTTTTACTATATATATATTACTGGATTTATTGAAAAATGTAATATGGTATGAAAAAATTTTAAAATTTTTTCATACCATATTACATTATTACATATATATATAGATTATTACCGCTTTTAAATGGATTTTTCACAAAATCTAATAAATTACATATAATAATATTATAAACGACTAAAAATATATGTGTAAAAATACTTTCTATTCACCTAAAAATAATTAAAAATCTAAATTCAACTTTTTTTTTAAAAATAAAATATAATATAATATATAATAATGAGTAATCTTAATTTAATTAGTAAATATACCAGTCCTGATAATATTTATTACGACCTAACACTAACAAATTTCATAGAAGATGGAACAAGATTAGACCAACTAAAATTTAATGAGACGAGAAATACCTATTTTGTCCCTCGTGCCGACGATTATTATTTATCTATAATGAGATTTCAAGTAGATAGTTATACCTTACCTACTCACTTTGCCGAAATTCAACCAAACCAAACAGACCCTAACTTAATGACCGCTTCTTTTACATTAGAATATGATGACGGCGTTAATCCACCTATCGCTCATCAAGAATTTTGCCGATGGGTTCCTAATACAGATATTCCAATTCCTCCTCCTCCATCATCTAATCCAAATGGATTACAAACAAATTCACCTTATTATTATTCATATAATTTTAGACATATGATAGATATATTTAATGATTGCTTACAAGACGCTTTTGTTGCTTTAAATTTATTAGTAGGAGGAATTACATTACAAAATGATTTACCACCATATTTTATATGGGATAGTAATAATAATAAAGCAATATTATATGCAGATAGTGGGATTGAGGATGAATTTGATATACTATCAAGAGTAGGGTATAATGATTATTTACCGAGTTCTACACCAAGAATAAGAATTTATATGAATAGAGCAACTGAAAGTTTATTAAGTTCATTACCATATGACAGAGTAGGTATTACTAATACATTAGGACGAGTTTTTAAATTAAAAGTTGGTTATACAAGACAATTTGGGTCAAATGTTCCTTTATATAATAATTTAGTAGAACTTCCTGCCTTTTTTTTAAGTAGTGCTCCTACAATTAATAGATATTATATAAAATTAGAACAAGAATATTCCACAATTAGTAATTGGACGCCTGTTGCGTCTGTTGTATTTACGAGTAGCACCTTACCTATAAATGTTAATTCTCTATCTGCTCCTGTTATATTGGTTAATAAACAAGTAATACAAAATGCGAATAATAGTAATTTTGCTCCAATCATTACTGATATTGCTTCAAATGAAATGGTATATAAACCTAATCTTTTATATGTGCCGTCCGCTCAATATAGATTAGTTGATTTACACACAAACACCCCTATTAATAATATTGATATTCAAGTATATTGGAAAGATAGGTTTGGAACACTTCAACCTTTCTTATTTGGTTCAGGTTCAACCTGTTCTATAAAATTAGCATTCTTTAAAAAATCTTTATTCAAAAATAATTAATTAAATTCAATAAAAATATATTTTTTTAGAAAAAAAAAATATATTCTATATTATATATATAATATGGCAAATTTTTCAACTCAACTCGTTAGAGACAGCAGAATTAATGATATTACCGACGAACCTGTTGTATCTGTTTTTCAAGGAGCAGGTAGTAATACCTATCAATCTTTCCAAGCAACTTCAACCAGTTCTTCAAATATTAGTTTTAATGTTCAATTACCAAGTGAAAGTATAATTTTAGATAGAAATGTTTTAATTAGGTCTGTTGTTAATTTTAGATTAACTTTTTCTAATGTTGCTGATACAGTTCGACCATTCGCACTTGGTTCTAATATTGCTTTTCAATCATTCCCTTTAAATAGATTATTTTCAACTGCTTCCGCTCAAATCAATAATACTAATGTGGCGATAAATCAACAGGACGTAATGGACTTTTTATTATTAATGACTGACCCAAGCGACCTTAAAAAATATTCTGGTATGACACCATATTTAAGAGATAAATATTTTTATAATTATACTGATGCCGTAAGTTCAGGAGGAGACGCATTAACAGACGCATTAGGATTTGAATTAGACGGAGTAGAACCAAGAGGTTCATTTAGAATTTTATCTGCTACAAGCGACCAAGTAGCACCGAATGAATGGTTAAATTCAAGTGGAGGTGCTTTAACATATAATATAGATATTTCAGCAGAATTTAGTGAACCATTATTTTTATCACCTTTCGTTTTTAATAATAAAGCAAATAATAACCAACAAGGTATAGTTGGTGTTAATAACTTTAATCTCGTATTAAATATTGATAGTTCATTAAAGCGTGTATTTAGTTATAGAGGGGTCGCTGGATTAACAGCAACATTCCAAGCACAACCATTCACTAATACTCAATTATTACTCAATTTCTTATCACCACAACCTACCGATTTAATTAAAGCATCTAATAGTGTGCCTTATTACGATTTTCCACGCTGGGTGTCTCAAAGTGGAGTAGTTCCAAATCTCCCTGCTAATAGTTCAGCACAAGTAGTCAGTCAAAATATTCAACTTAACCAAATCCCAGAATTAGTTTTTATAGGTGTTAGGCAAAGTATGAGTTCATTAACACCTTCTAACTCATCTTCATTTGTATCTATTCAAAATATTAGTATTAATTTTAATAATACATCAGGATTACTTGCTTCTGCCTCTCAACAAGATTTATATAGAATGAGTGTTTCAAATGGTCTTCAAATGTCTTGGAGTGAATTTAATGGAAAAGTAAATAAAAATAGTAATACTAATGCTTCTCCTGTTGGTTCTACTTGTGTAATACCATCAATTGGCGGTATTCTTGTATTTAATCCTGCAAAAGATTGGTCTCTACCCTCTTATTTATCTAATGGTTCAATAGGTCAATATAACTTACAATTTAATTTAGGTGTATTTAATCAAACATCATCTCCAATTAATAATGGTGAATTAGTCGTTGTTGTAATGAATTCAGGAGTATTCCATACTCTTAATGGTGCTTCTGCTATTTATACTGGTTTAATTAATAAAAATATGGTTTTAGAAACCGCACAAAAAGAGGACGCTGTTTCATCAAAAGAATATGAAAGTTTGGTTGGTGGGTCTTTATCTTCTCGTGTATCAAGTGCTATGCGTATGTTAGTTCCTCGTCTATCTAAATATGGAAGAAAACCTGCTCCAAATGTTCGTGCTGGTTTTGTTGGTTCTCGGTCTGGTGGTGTATCATCAAAGTTAGATCAATTCGCCTAAATTAATTTTATTAATTAATAATTATTTTCTTATTTATATTATATAATATAAATATGAAACAACTTGAATATGGAAATCAAGAAGTAGCAACAACTCTTAAACGAGCATATCGAAAAAAAAAAGATAATACAGATTTTACGCCGTTAATTCGTGGTGGTTCAATTGAAGTCGTATTTAACGACGAATATGTTAAACCTTATATGAACCAATATTATCCAGTTTTAAATATGACTGAATTAAGAGAAGTAGATAGTGGTAAAGATAATCCTTATTATATATCATATACTAAACACCCATACGGAGATAATACAAAAGGACACAACGCATCACCACCTATGGATATGGAAGCAGGATTTATTAGTAAAAAAGATTTAAAGAAAGGTTGGAAATTTGCTAAAAAAAATATTGTCAAACCTGCTCTTAAAGAAGCAGTAAAATATGCTCGTCCTATCGCCTCTACTGCTTTAACATCTTTGGGTGTCCCTCAACCTCTCGCTAATATTGGTGTTTCAGCGTTAAGTAATCTCGCTGAAAAAAGTATTGAAGGTTTAGGATATAATACTGGTGAAATAGGACAATATGGTTCTACATTACCAAAAAAGACACGAGGAAGACCACGCAAAAGCGGTGGTATTGCGTGTGGCGGTGCTTCTAAATCAGGCGGTATTGCGTGTGGCGGTGCTTCTAAATCAGGCGGTATTGCGTGTGGCGGTGCTTCTAAATCAGGCGGTATTGCGTGTGGCGGT